CTTTTGTAATTTTTTCTATTGAGTCTCCTAAACCCTTTGATTTCTTTGTCATAAAATTAAATTTTAATAAATGGTCACCCCGAAGGGCAACCATATTATTTTGTTGTTAATTTAATCTTTTCTCTATATTAGAGTAGATTTCCATTCCTTCGTCAGTCTTAAACCAAGCGGCTAAAGCTGAATAAGGGTGTTCATCAAATGGAACGTTCATTAGTTTTCTATCGTTAGAACCCCATGAAAAAGTTCTTTGATCAGAAGATAATTTTAATATTCCCATTTCAGTTGCTTTAATACCAAAGTTTCTAAGTACAACATTTTCATCATTCACTAGTTCTAAGAACAAACCTGGGTTTCTCTTAGCGTATAATAATAAATCTCTTTTAAGTTCCTTAGAGCTCATCGTAGATACCTCAGATCCTTTCTCAACACGCATAACAGCTTCTGCCATGTCTATATCTAAGCTTTGAGCTGCGTTTAAAGCTTCTATTTCTAATTCTAGTAAATCTATTTGACTAGCGGCTTCTTTAGCTGGCTTGTATTCTTCAAATAATTTATCTCTATGCGGATGATATAAAGAAAGTAGTTTTTGTAATACCGTTTTTTCTTTTGGAACATATAAACCGCCTTTTTGAAAAATAATATGCTCTAATCTTTGCTCTCCTTTCATTTCATCAACAAACACCGTTCTTTGGTTGGAAGTATATTTTAATTCTCTCTCATAACCCTTAGTTTCATCAAACCAATGTATGTTACTACCTCTTATTAAATAAGTTAAAGGAGATTTGTTGTTTCTTAGATAGTACATTCTATCTTTTATTTCCCAAGTATTTTTTTTTGGTTCAGGAATTTCCATAACCGTTGTTTCAACTTTTGGTTGTTCTACAACCGGTGGAGTTGTTTCCACTTCTGTTTTTTTAGCTTTTTTAGCCATAATATAATATAATATAAATTAATAAAAATAAAAGGTCGAGGCCGAAGCCTCGATCCTTAATATAATAAATGCTTAGTTCATTAACATGAAGTTATTAGCACCTTGTGTAACTAGACATCTTTCAGATAAATAGTGAACTTGCATAGCATCAGTTCCAGACGTAAGAGCGCCAACAGAACCAGTAACCCAAGTTTTCATTTTTCTGTCATCAGTTTCAGAAGCTCTATAACGCACGTGTAAGAAAGGACGTTTCATGTTCTTTCCTAATTGCTCATCATATACAGATGAAACACCAGCAGGAACAACAACACCTCTAATGTTAGTTACAGTGTCGTTAAGAGCACCTCTTGTTCCCTTGTCGTTTAAGTATTTGAAATCAGACTTGTAAAAGTCGTAAGAACCTCTTCTGAAACCAGAGAAACCTAAGTTCAAAGCCATATCTTCAGAGTTGTCAAATACTCCGTAAGAAGTACCACCAGCTCCGTAAGAATTCATTGAAGCTAACATGTCATCCATAGCAAGAGAAGTACCTCTATTTACAAACATCATATTTTCTTCAATAGCGCCATTAGCATCAAAAGCAGCTAGTATAGCGTCAAATTCAGCTAAATCAGTAGCAGCATTAACACCAGTAACACCAGTAGTTTGATGACCTCTTGCTTCGATAGCAGCGAATAAACCTTCAGTACCATCTTGAAGAGCACCACCATCAGTACCACCAATTGCACCTGCATCAGCGTGAGCAGTAACAGCTTCTAACATAGTCATTTCTAAGTAATCAGAAAAACGAGCTCTAGTGTCACCAGCAGCCTTTAAGTACCACATGTAACCACTTTGTCCTTCTTCACCAGCAACTTCAACCCAACCTACTTGAGACACATCAGATCCAGATACTTCGTAGTAATCTTTCATAATAATATGCTTGTTAGAGTAAGACGTGAATTTAGGCGTGTTTGCAGCAGATCTACCGTCGGTACCTTTTTCAAACTCAGAACCAATAACTAGTATTCTATAAGCACTTGCACCAGCAGAGTCAGAAAAACCAGCAGTATCAAAGTTAGCAGCGCCATAAGGCAATATAGTTGCAGTAGCATCTGCTTTTGCAGAAACATAACCTCTTAAAGTTAATGAAGCATTAGAAACTAATACAACATCTCCAACTCTCATACCATGAATATTACCAGCACTACCGTCAATAGTATTACCATCAACATCTGCTGTAACTGTAAATATATTAGCAGAAACATCTTCGTTAGTAGCTTTGTAAGCCAAATGTAATCTACCTTGCTCAGACCAAATTACTCTGTCTGACGCAGAAGGTTCTTCCGCTCCTACCTGAGCTAAAAACCCTGCGATTGTTCTTTTACCATAAATTTCAGCTTCTTGAGCCATTAAATCTGGTAAGTATTGTTGCGCCCATCCTTCCGTAGCAGCAGACGTAAAGTCTATGTAGTTTGTGGATAGCGTTTGTTTTCTTGGAGCAGCGTCTATACCGCTCGCACTTGTAATTGCCATTTTAAATTTTTTTTAAATTGTTATTTATTTTTGTTTTTAATTTTAAACTTAAAATCAGAAGAATTATCACCTAACACTTTGAACTTTAAACCACCCGTTTCAATTTTCCCATGACTTTGTCTTGGGTTCATATCAACGTTTTTGGCTTTAGCAATACTATTTTTCATAGCATCAGCTTTTCCTTGTTCGTAAAAGTGTTTAGCAACAGCGTCCGCATTCATTGCCGTGTACAGAGATTTATGATAACCCTTAGCGTCTGTTAAAGCAGAGTTCTTATCCAAAAACTTTTTGGTGAAATTGCTTATGTCGCTTTGAGTATTTTTAACCTCTTCAGCATTGTTTACATTAAACCTGTATTTCTTGTCACCGACGTTGTATTCAAAACCTTTGAACTTGTCGTTGAAAACGTTGTTTGTTTTCTGTGTAAAAATATCAGAGTTTGTTTTAACTGTTTTTTGAGTTGCTTCTGACTCCTTGTTGTATCTATTAAAGAAATCAATTGCTTTTTGTTGCTCACCCGTAAGTTTGCTTCCAGCTTTGATGTCTTCATAGTATTTAGACTTTTGCCCGTCTAGGTGGCTTTTAGCGCTGGCAACTTGCTCTTTAAGCGCTAATTTCTTTCTACGTATATCTCTATCGTCGTCTACATCTTCGTCGTAAGAGAATGTATCTTCCATAAGGAAGTTAATTTCTTCGTTATCTAAATGAGGTTTTGTTTGCTTGTAGTATTCATGTAATAGACTTTGGTCGTCTAACTTTGAATAATCTTGATTAAGCTTAACATAATCACTTAAATCTCCCCCAGTATCTTCCATAAAGTCCATTAACTTTTGGATATTCTCTGGTAAAGGTTTTCCAGTAGCCTCAGCTTCTGCTATAGCTTCTTCAACCTGCTCTTCAACTTCTTCAACTTCATCTTCAGTAATTTCTTCTAATACTGTAGTTTCTTGTGTTTCAGCTTCCGGTTGTACTTCTTCTTGTTCTTGTGTGGGCTCGGCATCTTCAGACTCTGCAACCACTCCGCTGCCGTCAGCGTTATCTTCTTCAACTTCATCTTGTTTTGGTTCTGTTGGTTTGCTTAAATCCACTTTAATAACGCTATCGTCACCAGCAGATTCAAATTTACTTTCATCGACTTGTTCAGTCGTTTCTTGAGTAGTCTCTTCGACTACTTTTTCGTTTTCTTCTTCCATAATATAATATAATAATAGTTAATAATTTATCTAGGGTCAAACACGCCTAAATCAAATCCTCCGCCTAGTATATCATTACCTGCGGACTCAAAGTTTTTAGGTGGTTTACCACTATTTCTTTGGTCTATAAGTTCGCTTTGTTGAGAGGCTTGTATTCTAGTCCTTTCGTCTTTACGATCTTCTTTTTCTTTTTCTTTTGTTTTTTGACCATCAACCTCAACGCTTTTAAGCTGCATGTTCATTTCAAACTCTAATTGCATTAGTTCTTTTTTCATCTGAACCTCCTGCATCATTCTTTGAGATTCTAATTGAGCTTTAACCTGTTCTAACTGTGCTTGACTTTGTGTTAAGGCTTGGTTTTTTTGAACCTCTGATTGGGCAGCGGCTTGAGCGGCTTGTTGGTTCATTTGACTTTGCATTTGCATGTTTTGCTGTTGCAAGGCTTGGTCTTTGTCTAGCTTTTTCTTTCTACGTATTTTAAGTAGTTGGTTAGCTAGTTTAATGTTTTTAATCTCTCTAATGTCAATCGCATCAGCTAGTTCGATTATCTGTTGTTGTAAAGCCATTTGAATGTTGTTCTCTAGCATCATTCTCTCTTCCTCGTCTGGTTGTAAATCAATGAATATACCAAAGTCATATAAATGCAACTCATTTAGTTCTTCTAATACCGCCGCGTTGTGAACACCAATAGCTTGTATGAATGCGTCTTTTGTTGGGGAATATTCTATAATATCAGAAATCCTAAGAGATAACGCCTCACAAACTTCAGCTGTTAAGAATAATCCAGATTGTAATATATGTCTAGTCGCTGTGTTTGAATTAGCGGCTGCTAATTTCTGAACTCCCACTAAAGCGTTTTTATCTGGCATACTACCATCTCTAGCTTCATTTAGCCCGGTTACATCTCTTATCATTTGTAGGTAATAATTGTAATTACCAATAAGAGCTTGCATTTTATTTCCACCAGCTCCAGATGTAATTTCTTGAATAGGTACTTTACCTGGGTTCATATCGCCTTCAGAGGTAAATGATCTACCAATAACACTACCTGTTTGGAAGAACATGTTTAAAGCTTCTTGCGGGTTGTAGTTTGTTCCGTTACCTAAATCTACCTCAGCCAAACCATCGGCATCTAGGTAAACACCATCAGGAACCATACGGGACATTACTTGCTGTAACTTTAAGTGCGTTAATTGAATCATATCAGCAAAACCTGTTATACGCTTTACTAATGAATCGATTTTACCATTATACATTCTAGGTGCAACTATAGCATAATTCATCTTAACTTTAGTAAAATCACTTTTAGGGCGCATCATATTTTTAGCCATTTCCCATTTAAGCAACTTGTCAGTACCAAGAATCATAGCGCCATCATACAAGCACTCTATAGATCTTAGCATTTTACCAAAACCACCTTCCATATCCTCTGGTGGATTAAATGAATCGTCTTTAGGTATTATTTTATCACCACCAGTTGCTGTTTCTTTGGTTTTATAAACCTCATTCATATAAGTTTTATAATTAAAATATAAAACTTGAATAGTATTATTATCTTCTTTATCCTCACTATGTCTAGAGTTGTAGTTAGACCTGTTGTTAGGCTTGTTCTTCATTATATCTTCAAGATCAGTTTCTGATAAATGAGGGAATTGTTTTGCTAATTCGTTAACTGGAATGGTTTTCACTTCTCCAACATAATATATATCTTCAAAGTAAGGTGACTCGGTATGTGAGTAAACCAAGTTAGCCGGATCAACATAATCTACAACAACTCCTTCTGAAGTATTGAACGACGTTTTCACCGCTCCTATACCTAAAACAGTAAGGTCATAATAAAAACGCTTTTTTGTAAGTTCGTATCTATTGCCTTCTAACAAGGTGTTAAGAGCTTGTTCTTCCGCTATCTCAATAGATTGCTTATAAGTTAACTGCATGTGCAGTTCTAATTCTTCATTACTCTCTGGAAGCTCCTCTATTTGACTATCCCTAACATTTAGGTTTAACTCTCTTTTCACAGCGTCGTTAAACTCTTTTAACCTCATGTCTTTTAATATAGACTCCATATAGTCGGTTCTTTTAGAAACCCCATGTGGATCTTGAGAATAGGCTTTTACATCATAAGTTCTTTCAGAAATACCGTTTACAACTATATCAACAAACTTAGATATAATTGGAACTGGTTTCCAGTCTAAATTTAAATAAGACAAATCACCATTTATAGATAACTCATCCTTATATTTTTGTATAGACTGTTCGCCTCTAGCGTACAATCTTAAATTATGAAAATCATTATGATTAGATCTATACCTACTATTACTTCTATCATTATTAAACCACTCTTGCTCTATTGCTTTACCTACTTTCAAACCATAATCATAGCTTAGCTTTTCAGCATCACTAACTGTTTGACTCGGGAAATAACTTTTAATGCCAGACTCTGCCATATTTATTATTTGATTATTTGTGAATTGCTCCCAGTATTACTATACTTGGAAATGTTTATATTTAGTGGTTGTTTTTCAACCTTAGCATTTGGTGCATATAAATGCCTGTTGTTAGCCATAATAGCTAAACCAGAACTTATCGATGCATCATGCTTTGTTCTTTTGTTTATATCAAACTTTGCCCAATCGTTTAGTAGTTCATTGAAATACAAATCACCAAACGTTCCATCTTGCTTCATTCCAACGTGATCTTGTATATACATCTCAATCGCCGCCGCGTGAGCTTGTTTAATATCTTCTGAGGAGTTAGGTATGCCACCAACTTCTTTTTCTGCAACAGATAGCTTGTTCCATATCTTGTCCGGCCTATTCATACTAAAACCTCTATACCCTCTACGTCTAAGGTAGTACAAGAGACGAGGTTTATTGTTCTCTGCGAGTATAGGCATCCCATAAAATACTAAAGCCATTAGAACGTCCTCAAAGAACATCTCGGCTGTTGGAGGTCTTGACAAGTATTCTAAAAAAAAACTGTTTGCCGGAGCGTCTTCCATGCTAAACCTAGTTAAGCCGTGTAAAGCTCCTTTAGACCCTTGTCCATCTACTGTACCTGATATATCGTAACTATCACAACCAAAGGCACCCATGTGTTCATTGCCTGGATACTTGATACCGTTTTTAAGTATTACCCTGTTTTGTAATTGTTGAGGTGGAACCCAACTAACTTTAAACCTGCCTTTTGGATCTGGATAAAATATTACTTGTGTATCTTTTATACCATTAACCCATTGAAAATTACCTGTTGTAACCCCTAGAGTTCTGGTCATCTCTTCATTATAATCTATCTGCTCGTATATTTTAACTAAGTTAAAT